TACTTGAACTTGCTCCATAAGCTGTGACCAGCCATCTGTGTTGAATAAGTCAAAGTAGTTTTCGTAATGTTTTACATTTTCTGGTGTCATACATTCTCCCCAATAGGTGTATGTGTGGTTAAGTTTATTTTTTAGTTGTAGCCTTTCTGGTTGTTGCTGGCTTAGGTGTATAAGCCTTTTCTAAGTCTGTAATACGTTTATTCATTGCTTGCAGGATGTTGTTGATTTCTATCAGCACCCCATCAAGTTCTTGCTTAGTTACCATTAGGTCTCCTCATTTGCATTTGAACAATATCTTCTTTTACTTTTAACTCTTGCTGCTTCAAGCTAAGTTCTGCCATCTTGACAGCTTGTGCAAACTCATCAGGTGGTAGTGTCTTAGCAATAGCATCAATACGGTCAGTCTCTTCAGCTACAGGCAGCAACTGTGTCTCAACATTGTTTTGTTGAATACGACTTTGTATCTCTGCATTTTGCAGTTGGATTTGTTGCAAGTTAGCCTTAGCAATCTCAAGTTCAAACTGCTTACGAATAACCTCTTCTTGTTGTGCTTCTGGGTTTGGTTGGTTAGCTTGCTCGATACCTGCAAGTATTTGTTCCCGTTTAGTAAGGTTCATAGACTCAACAATAGATTGAACTAGGAAGCTGTACATAGGGCTTTCTGCTGGCATAGTTTGAAGGAGTTGTACTAGCTGTGTTACTTCATACTCACGAGCAATAATGCCGAGAGAACTAGAAGCTACAAACTTATGGTCTTGTGCTTTGTAAAGCTGTGGGTCAAACTGCATATAACGATGTGCAGCTTTAGTAACGAATGGGATTAGGAAGTTATCTTGGAAGTTAAGCAGGGTACGCTTGTGACGCTTGATAATCGCACCTAAAGACATGGAGATACCAGCAGCAGTTGCCTCACCATTCATAGCGTTTTGCATACCTACAGTATCTACTGCTCCTGTGGCTTGCTGTACCATGTTTTGTAGCTGTGCACCTTGTGAAAAGGTGATATTATCTACAGCACCAAACTTAAATGGTTGTAATATCTCTGCCGGATTACCGTTAGTAAGTAATGTCTTACCCGGACGTATCTCAAACTGAGAGCCTCTAGGCATACGACTAGCATCTACTGCCATCATAGGGTGTACAGTAAGTGCAAGAGCGTCTATACGCGCACGTAGCTCTGTATCTAGGGCTTTTTGGCTATTATACCCCTTCTCACAGATGCCACGACCCCAGAATTTACTAGGTACTGCATCCCATTTGAACGCTACAATAGGTCTATCTTGCATCATATACGGGTTAGCTACTACTTTTAGTAGGGTATCTCCGTTAGCAATCACTACCATAGCTTCAATATAGCCAGATTCTTTCTCTTCTGTCTCGCCTAGTGCTACAGCAATCTCATCTTCTTCTAGTTCCTCTCCTTCTGCCTCATCAAACAGGGCTTTAGGTACTAATCCGTAATAACGAGTAAGACGAACCCTATCATCTACGTTCACTGTAATATCTTGGTCAGGTTCAAGGTCATCATCTGCTGCAACAGTTTCTACATCTACGTCACGATAAACACCTTTTTCAATATCAATCTCTACTTGGTGTAGTGGTACGTACATATCTACTGCACAACCCAGAGCTTCTTCGATAGAGGTAGCCAGTGGGTCAATAAGGAAGTTTTGTGGCATAATAGGACGTAGTTTAACCAAGAATCTATCACGCTCTATAACACCAACAGCTTGCATCTGACCATCTGGGGTAGGTTGCATAGCTGGTATGCTTTCTTTAGTCTCTTCAATGTAGACTTCACCGATACCAGTACCGTAGATAGCAGCATTAAGTAAACATTCTGAAACACAAGTCCTAGCTCTAGCAAAGGTCATGTCTTCAGCCAGTTGGTTCTTTAAAAACTCTATGTCTTGAGAGCCCGTAGGGTCTTGCATATCGTCTTTAATATCGAACCAGCTACCTCTACCAAAGGTTGCTTCTTCTACTTCAGCTACAGAGGATTCTACTGCTTGCTGTAGTGCAGGTGTAATGATACGAGAGCGTTCAGTTTGTCTTAGGCTATCTTCCTTAGACCAGATACCACGCCATAATCTGTAATACTCTTCATGTGATACACGATAGTTATCGTCATAGTGGTCACGCCACCCTTCACACTTATCCATCACCCACTGTTCTAGGTTAATGTTGTTTAATAGATTATCTTCATTTTCCATATATTAGTAACCTGCTATTGGGTCTATAAATTCAAAATCATCTTCATACTCTATCTCATACGAGTAACTAACCTTAGCTAGTTGGTCTATGTATGCTAGAGAATCAATAAGGTCATCGTGAACTAGGGGGTTAGGAAACTGGAATAACTCATCTAGGAACTCTGCGTTCCAATCTCCAGTGTTGAGAGTGATAGCGCCATTTTCAAACCTACCTTGTAAGCTCCAAACAACCCTATCTATCTTTCTTTTGTTACCATGTGTCAGTTCTTCTATACGAAAGAACCTTTGTCTAGCTCTCTGTATATCCATAAGATATGGAAGTACAGCGTTCTTAGCTATACCCTTCTCTATACCAATAGAGATAGGCTTATACTTTTCTACAACTCTGAATATCTTTTCTGCTGACTTCTTAACGTCCCACCTACCGTAGATTATCTCTTCTACGTACCACCCTTCTTCATTTACTTTAACAACGCTAATAGCCGTTTGGTCAAGTTTCTTAGCTTTTGATGTGTTAGCTTTAGATACGTCTGTAAAACCAGCCAAATCAATAGCAATGAAATAGTCCCCAATCTCTGGAGCTTCTTCACTAAACTTGACCCAATCTTCTTTAAATAATTCACTACCTTGCGCCTCAAACGATGCCATAAATTCTTGTCTAAAAGCAAAAGAACTCATAGTCTTTTTAGCAGCTTCTATTTCTTCTTCTGCTAATAGGGGATTGTCATACGAAGTAAAGTGCCAAGACTCTAGTGTAGGGTCATCCCCTAACTCAGCTTGTTTAAATAGCTCATAGAAGTGATTACGACCCATAGGTGTACCGATAAACAAAGCACTACCACGTTGGTCAGCTAGGGCGGGACGAAGGATTTGGTCAAACACTGCTGGCTTCATGTCAGCGTATTCATCCAACACTAAGAACTTAAGAGACACACCACGCATAGTCTCTGGTCTATCTGCACCCTTCAAGCTAATGGTAGCCCCATTAACCAGTGTAATCTGTAGGTTGTTAATATGGCTAGACTTGATTACCGGGTGACCTAACTCTAATAGAGTAGACCACATAATATCTCTTGCTTGCCCTTGTGTGGGGGCTACGTAGAAAACATGACCCTTTTCTAGCTGTAGAGCATTTACGATAAGTAACCAAGCAGCCAGTCTAGATTTACCAGTACGCCTACCAGCAGCTACTATCTTAAATCTAGTTTCACTATTCCAAACATCTTGTTGCCAAGGGAGTAGTTTAATACTGAGGTCGTTACTCAATTAAAAAATGCCCGATGACTTAAGCAAAGCAGCTTCTTTTTTTCTTCTGGTAGAGTACTTATCACCATAATTCATAAGGTTGTTATAAGCATCTTTCCATTTGCCACCTGTAACTTGTTTCCAAAAGTTATGGTTAAACATAGAATTACCATATTGAAAACCAACAGAAATTAATGGGGTCTGTACTTCAGAAGGCAAGTCTTCAAACTTTATATTAGAGTCTTTATTAAACCTATTAGCTATTTTTTCCGCAAAGTGGGTTTTAAATATATTGTTAAGCTCTACTGCATCTTCCTCTTTTAAACTAAGAGGGTTGTTATCTAAAAACTTTATTGCACTATCTTTTGTTTTGCCTAAGTAAGGCTTTAATTTATTCAGTATAGGTTGTGGTACTTTTAAGTTTACTAAGTCTTTTTCACTCCATTGCCCTAAATCAATACCTGAAGCAATAGTTACTCCACTATTACCCAAAGCCTTTTTAGTTTTTTTGTCTGTAGGAACATACGCATTTGTTTCAAAACCTTCTACCTTCTTCAAGAAGTTAGTGTCAAGTTTAATACCACTTTGATTATCCAAGGATTCCACATTCTGTTGACCTAACAACTCTTCTTCCCTAAGTTGGTCTCTAATCATAATATCATTCATTAGGTCAGCCTCTAGCTGGGCTATAGCACCTTGTTGTGAGAACTCAGGAGGAGCATCTAAATAACCAGCATCCATTACAGCCCTTTGTACATCTTCCTGTGTATACGAAGGAATACCTAAATAACCAGCACCCCTTACAGCTTTCTGTACATCCTCTTGGGTATATATATCTTCACCGATAATATCAGGTTCATTACCTAATCCGAAACTAGTCGCCATCTATAACTTCTCCATCAATTACGTTCTCTACTTCAGTAACACCCGAAATAGTAATGTTAATGCTAGGCTTATCTCCACCACCAGAACTAGCATCAAACGAAGATAGTGGCATAAGTCTATCTACTAGAAGTTTCCAAGCAGCAGCTTGATGTTTATGCTCATCATCTAGTGCAGCATCTAGTATAGTATCTAAAACCTTACGAGACTTGGGAGACGCTAGAAGCCTAGCCTTGTACTCATCCATTATAGCCTTATCACCCGGAGGTCTACCGGGAGGTCTAGCTCCTTTCTTTTTGGACTGTACTAATGCTTTAGGTGGTCTACCTCTTTTCTTAGGGACTTTAACTTCTTTCTTTCTTTGTTCCGAGTAATCAGACAATACTACCCCCTTAAAGGATATTGCTTATAATGTATCTTAGTAATGTTTCCCAGTAGAATAACTAATATTACTAATAATTAAACCTAACTGGGTAATATACCTTAGAAAGGTGGTATTATATCATATATCATTTAGTTTGTCAAGCATTATTTTTTAACGTATTGATTTACTTATACATTTAGTTTAGCACCTTAGTAAATTTCCTAGAAACTGCGCAAGGGGTATTATTTCTTCCTTTTCTTATAATATTTAATTATACGTAAATAGATTTATATATCAATATCTTACGGTATTATTCCCCTCGGCTAGTTTTTTATAGATAGATATGCAAAAATCCCCCCTTTTTTCAATTTCACCTTTTTTTGTATTTGGGGTGGTACTATATGCTAGAGCTACACCATACAGCCCCCCCCTCCCTTCCTATGCAACTTCCATGCCAATTATTTATGGCACAATCCTTGCATACTATTCTACTCTATATACTTGGCATGATACTTGCATACCTTACTGAGAATGTTTGACAGTGAGTGTTGGGGATGGTGCTCTCTGACTAACTTGCTAAGCTATCTGATTGGGCTAAAACTTGCCGCTGATTTGGGTGTCTTATGGTATGTCAATAATTAATTTGCTATCTAAGTTATTGATAACATTGACAATCTAAAATTAATGGTGTTATTGGTGTTCTAATCTGTGTCTTAGTGTGTATAGTGGTCGACAAGCAAACGAGATTTGCGAATATTTAAATAACTTACTAACGAACAACAGGATAATAATATGATTACTACATACTCAATTGAGGATAAACTTACGGGCATTACGACTCTGATTGAAGCAATGCAAGCGGGTGACGTTAACAGCTTTTACGTTAGAGAGCTTGGATACTATAACGATGGTGATAGGCTTGACGCTATATGCTTGCATTTAAAATGGTACAACGATTTGCATAATAGCTAACACTTATTATATCAGGCGTGTATACTTAACTCATACAAATAAACTAGGATAAATAAAATGACTAACTATAAACCAAAAAACATATTATCAGTAGGCAAAGACGCCAAAACAAGCAAAGGCGATAAGTACGGCTTTACCACCGGCATTCTATACCTTGCACCGGCTAACCAAGCTGGACGCGGCAACGTTTGTCCAATGGCAAAAGAGGCGGGTTGTGAGAAAGCTTGTCTTTACACCGCAGGACGTGGTGCGATGTCTAACGTGCAGCAAGCGCGCATCAATAAGACAATACGTTTTTTTGATGATAGGGAAAACTTTATTAAGGACTTGGTTTATTCTGTGGCAATGGTAGCAGCCCAGGCGGAAGCAACAGACACCACGCCATTAATTAGGCTGAATGGTACAAGTGACATATTATGGGAAAAAGTACCCGTAATCAGAAAAGGTGAAGAGTACGCTAACATATTCGATGCATTTCCAAGTGTCCAGTTTTATGATTATACAAAAATTCCGAACCGCAAAAACATTCCAGAAAACTACGACCTTACGTTTTCTTATAGTGGTGTTGAAGGGTACGAAAAGCACATTAAGAAAGCGAAAGCGAATAAAGCATTGAAACGCATTGCTGTAGTGTTCAGCCACAAAGAGAGAATACCAAAAACATTCAACGGCTTGCCCGTAGTTGATGGTGACGACAGCGATATCAGACATAAAGATGGCGTTAACGTAATTACGGCACTATATGCAAAAGGCAAAGCCAAGAAAGACACAAGTGGCTTTGTTGTTCACGTCTAAAAAACAGGCTATAGCGTGAAGCATATCAACTGTGGTATGCTTTGCAGTGTAACCTAATTTAATAAACAAAAGGATAAAATAAAATGATTAAAACAATTTATATATCAATCATCACAACACTAGCTATTGGCTCTCTACTATGGGCGCTAGTGGATTACTTCACACTTCCAGTGGTTGCATTCAATCAAGCGGGTGAGTGCGCTTATATCGTAACAGATGGCGTTACAGACTATAGTTGTGATATGATACCTAACAAATACATAATGGAGAGAGTACAATGAAAACATTAGAACAGATTAGAAAAGAGAAGAGAGAGATTGAACGTCGTTTATTGTTCTTACAGCATAAAGATAGACACACACGTGATGACAAGCAAGCGTGTTACGATATGAACCAAGCTATTATTAAACTAGCTGCAGAGATTAATAAGGGGTTAAACAAATGAAAACATTTAACAGTGAGGAACTTAATGGGTTATTAGAACAACATAAATTGTGGTTAAGTGATAGCGCCAAAGGTAAACGCGCTGATTTAAAAGATGCTGATTTAAGAAATGCTAATTTAATTGATGCTAATTTAAGTAATGTTAATTTGAATGGTTGTATAGGTAACGGAAGTGAGATTCAATCTATACAAACTACAAAATATTTAATAAACATAACTAAAGAGGATATTCAAATAGGTTGCGAAAGGCACACAATAGAGACTTGGCTATCTTTTTCAGACAATGTTATTCAGGATATGGACAGAGGAGCTTTGGATTGGTGGAAAATGTACAAACCTATTATTACAGCCTTATTGAATGTTAAGTTAGGTTAGTTTAGGTTGTAGTATAACAACGCCTTAGAAAGGCACACAGAGGGCTTAAACATGATAAATAAACAAACAATTAGAAACAAAAAACTACGTATCATTGAACAAATAGACCGAGCTTTGATTGTATTAGATAGGGAAGAGTCGGGTTATGATTATATAGTTGATACAATGTCAGTGATGCAGCTACAAACAATCAAAGGGGAACTGTTCGATGAGATATGGTATCTAGAAAACAGACCGCAAAAGTTTACTGTTAATAGGGGAAAATAAATTATGGAATTACAGGAAGAACTATACGAATTAGATGTACCAGTTTACGAAGATGATAATTATTTGAATCAGTTTTACTGGGAGGAGATAGAGTACGAAGAAATAAATTTGACAAACTATGGAAAATAGTATAAAATAAATTTTCTTATTTGTATTATTATTATTAGGAATTAATTAATTATTATGAATAACCAAGAACAGAGAGAGAGGGGACAACTGAGCCACAAAATCCCTTGTCCTGATTGCGGAAGCGGGGATGGCAACCAAGTATATAATTACGACAATCAACCAAGTGATAGCTATTGCTTTGCTTGTCAGACTTACTTCCCACCTATTAACAATGTAACTAGAATAAAACCTAATAAACAAAAGGTTGAGAAGATGAGTATAGATTTTGATAAACTTCCCTTTCGTGAACTATCAGATAGGGGTATAAGACAAGAGATAGCAGAACTTTATAATGTTAGGGTGGCATTGAGTGAGGTAGATGGTAAGACAATTACCCATCATTACTATCCAGACACTAAGAATGGAGAGGTAACAGGTTATGAAGTTAGAGAGGTAGCAACCAAGGATTTTAAAGCAGTTGGTGATAGAAAGGGTGCTGTTGACCTATGGGGTAAAAGCCTAGCTAGTAAGAACGGTAGTAATAAACTGTTCATTACGGAAGGCAGGTGCGATGCTATGGCATTGTATCAAGTTATTACGGATAACACGCCCAGCAAGTACAAACAATACCTTCCTTCGGTAGTATCACTAACACGTGGTGCGTCATCCGCCTTGAAGGATATGGTTAATAATAGGGACTTTGTAGAGAAGTATAATGAGGTTATCCTGGTTTTAGATAATGATGAGGCTGGGAACAAAGCCACAAAGGACATTATTAAATCTTTTCCATTGTTTAAGGTCGCAAGCCTACCATTAAAAGATGCTAATGATATGCTGTTAGCCGACAGAGGAAAGGAGTTATATCAAGCAGCAGTGTGGGATAGTAAGCCTATCAGACAAGGTGAGGTCTTAGACATTGAGGACTTTATCGACAAGGCACTTGAACAGCCCAAGATGGGTATCAGCTTTCCATGGGCTACAGTTACAAGGGCTTGTTTTGGTATCAGACCTAACACCATCCATATAGTAGGAGCAGCACCTAAGATTGGTAAGACAGACCACCAGCACCAGTTAGTAGAACATCTGGTTTATAGTGAGAGTCAGAACGTAGGTATGTTTGACCTTGAGAACGCACCAGCTAAGACAGCTAAGAAGTTAGCAGGGAAGCATGACAGGATAGACTATTCAAGACCTGATGTTAGCTATGACCCTGAAATGCTAAAGCATACGTTACTATCAATGCAAGGTAAGGTGAGGTTCTATGATAGAAGTGCAAGCCGTGATTGGCAAGATATAAGAATAGCTATGGAAGAGATGCACTTGCTAGATGGTATTAACATATTTATACTAGACCCACTCACTGCATTGGTCAGTATGTTTACAGCTAGTGAAGCGAATGATAAACTAAACGAGATAATGACAGACATGGCAGACTTAGTAATGAAATATCCAATCACTATATTTTGTTATAGTCACGTTAATCCTAAGCCTAAAGGTTCACGTTCACATGAGCAAGGTGGTAGAGTATTAAGTCATGAGTTTACAGGCAGTAGAGCTATGGAGAAGTGGGCGCATTATGGTCATGGTATAAGCAGGGACAGAAGCCCTGATTGTCCTGAAGAGAAGCATAACATTAGTGAGTTTTATATGCTATTTGATAGAGATTTTGGACAGAGTTATAGTTGTGATGTGTACTTCGATGAGAAGACAATCACGTATTTAGAAGTATGATGTTTGGGTATATAGGGCGCGAAAGAAAAAAGTATGGAAGATGTTTGGGTATAGGGGGACGTTATGAGTTTTCAACGAGACTTAAAGAAGGGAGAAGCGATAGAGTTGGAGGTACTTGATATTATAAAAAACAAGTACCCAGATGCTTACAAGGTGGAGGGCTACTGCAAAGACTGGGACTTATACATACCTAGTATAAAGCAGGGTGTCGAGGTTAAGTATGACATTAAGTCCCAAGAGACTGGGAACATCGTAGTAGAAGTGGAGTTTAACGGCAAGCCTTCTGCCCTATCCACAACTAAAGCCTATAGGTGGGTGTTCCACACAGGTGATAAGATAATAGTAACGACACCAGAAAGGTTACACAAACTTATTAAAGATAGTAAACTTAGGTTAGTTTCATTCGTAGGTAAGGGTGACAGGCATAGCAAAAAAGCCTATCTTATAAAGGTAGATTTGATAGTTGGCACAAGCATAAAGGTTTTGTAATGAATTACGTATTTGACATTGAAGCAAATGGCTTAAACCCAGACAAGATACATTGTATGGTGGCTAATGGTAAGCAGGTACAAAAAGACTTCTTTGTTAATCTAACAGAAGATGATGTACTTATCGGGCATAACATTATTCGGTATGATGTACCAGTGCTAGAGAAGTTATTAGGTATTAAGATTAAAGCTAAACTAATCGACACATTAGCATTGAGTTGGTATCTGTTTGCTGAACGTAACAAACACGGGTTAGCAGACTGGGGCGAGGACTTTGGAATACCTAAACCAGTGATAGAAGATTGGGATAACTTAAGCGAAGAGGAGTACATACATAGATGTAGTGAAGATGTTAAGATTAACACTAGGCTATGGCAGCTACAAGAGCAGCACCTGGTTGCACTGTACGGAGAGGATTACAACAGTCTAATAGACTACCTTAGTTTTAAGATGCACTGTGCTATGTTACAAGAGCAGAACAAGTGGAAGTTAGATGTAGATAAAGCCAACAGCTTATTAGTAGAACTTACTGAGAAGCAATCTAAGGCTGTTAAATCTCTTGAAGCTACTATGCCACCAGTACAGGTATTTAAGAACGTTACACGCCCACAGAAGCCCTTTAAACAGGATGGTACACTATCAGAAGCGGGTAAAAGATGGTCTAAGGTGTGTGCAGAGCATGATATTAACTTTAATAGTTATGCTAAACACAAAATACCTAATGGTTTTAAAGAACCAAAGGCTACTTCACCAGTGCAGATTAAAGATTGGTTGTCTAGTTTGGGGTGGAAGCCACAGACATATAAGTATGTAGAAGATGGCTATGATTTACAGGGTAAACAGAAGCAACGTAAGATACCACAGATAAAGAAAGGTGATATGTTATGCCCTTCTGTTATTAGGATGGTAGAGAAACACCCAGAGCTAAAGAACCTGGAAGAGCTTGGGGTGCTAGGTCACAGGGTAGCATTGGTGTCAGGGTTGATTAAGAACTGTGACGAGTATGGTTACGTTATAGCTGCTATACAAGGTCTTACGAACACGCTAAGGTTTAAACACGCAGTATGTGTGAACATTCCTAGCCCACGTATGCCGTATGGTAGTGAAATACGTAGCCTATTAACTATAAGAGAGGGTAGAGAGTTATGTGGTAGTGATATGAGCAGTTTAGAGGACAGGACAAAGCAACATTACATGATGCCTGCTGACCCCGACTACGTAAAGGAGATGAACAAAGAAGGGTTTGACCCGCATTTAGATATTGCAGTGAGGGCTAAGTTCTTAACACAAGAACAGGCTGATGCTTACAAAGCTAAAGACTTTAGTAAGTTCGATGAGGCTATGCTAACTGCACAGAGGCACAAAGGTAAGACTACTAACTATGCTAGTACGTATGGTGCAGGCGCAAAGACTATAGCCAGAGGGGCAGAAGCTACACTAAAAGAAGGTGAGGCATTACACAAAGCGTATTGGGATATTAATTGGAGTTTAAAAGCTATAGCAGAGGAACAGACCACCAAGAATGCGAATGGTAAGCTATGGCTACTTAATCCAGTCAGTGGGTTATACTATGAACTAAGAAGCAAGAAGGATATATTTAGTACGCTTAATCAAGGTACTGGTACTTACTGCTTTGATATGTGGTTAAAGGAGATACTTAAAAAGGATGTAAAACTATTGGGACAGTTCCATGATGAGGTTATTCTTGATGTACCTTTAGGGTATAGAAAAGCTGTCACTAAGTACTTAAAAGGGTGTGTAAGTAAAGTAAACAGTACATTAAAGTTAAATAGAGATTTAGATGTAGATGTAGATTTTGGTAAAACTTATGCAGAAATACATTGACAAATACAAAAAAGTATGAGACAATAACAACTGTTATTCCAACAATAGAGGACAAAATAACAAATGGCTATTAAAAGACGTGGCGAACAACAAACAACTGAGCGTAGTGACATCGAGTATGTAAACCTAGAAGCAGGTGAGCATGAGGGTAGACTACGATATGTAGCAGACTTAGGTTTGCAGAAGCGTGATTACAAGGGTGAGGAGAAACCACCAGCACAACAACTGGCTTTAGGTATTGAGATTATCGGACAGACTGTAGAGATTGATGGTAAAGAACAACCTAGACTACTATGGACTCCTGGTTTTAACGTGTTCCATGAGATGACTGAGCGCGGTAAGGAACTCCAATACTTCAAGATATTCGACCAAGCAGCAGTAGAAGGTGTAGAGGCTGATTGGGACAGAGTGATTAACGAACCTTGTAACGTAGTGGTTATTCATTCTAAAGGTAAGGGTGAGAACTCAGGTCGCACATATGACAACATTGATTCACTAACACCAATACCTGCCAAGTATAAGGGTGGTGTAGGAGAAGGTCTTATTACTGATGGTTGTACTGGTGATGCTGATGACATGGAAAACCCAGCACAAGCTAATATGTTTGGTTTACCACTATATATTCATGGTAACCGAATTGACGCGCCAGAGTCGTTAGAAGAACTTGCTGGTGTAGAAGACGATATTCCATTCTAATGCAACTGCTAATTGATGGTGATGTTATTGTGTATCGTATAGGGTTTGCAACACAGAGGAAGGATGATGATGGAAACATTGTACCAGAACCTTTGCCCTATGCTTTACACAGTACCAAGAGGTTTATCAATGGTATGATTAAAGATACGGGTGCTGATAGTTATAGGTTATTCCTAACAGGAAAAAATAACTTTAGACTAAAAGTTGATAGTGAGTACAAAGCTAATCGTAAAGGTACAGCTAAACCTATTCACTACCAAGCCATAAGGGATTATATGGTCAAGCACTTTAAGGCAGAGGTTATCGAAGGCATGGAAGCTGACGATGCCCTTGCACTTAATCAAACAGACGAAACTGTTATAGCAAGTATAGATAAAGACTTACTTATGGTAGCTGGAAAACACTATAACTTTGTTAAGAAAGAGTGGACTACAGTAACACCAGAAGAAGGAATAAAATGGTTCTATATGCAAATGCTAATGGGAGATAAAGTTGATAACATTATTGGAATACGTGGAATCGGGATTAAGAAAGCTGAGAAGATATTGGCTGAGAGTAAAGATTGGGATGCTACTGTGGAGAGTAGATACGAAGATGAGTTTGGGGAAGGTTGGTATCAACGGATGGTACAGAATACGCAGCTTCTTTGGATGCTTCAGAAAGATGTGAAGATGCCAATGGATATTAGGGGTGACGCATGATAAGGCTTTTAGATATTGAAGTGTGGGATGACGATGACGACTGGGCGCAGGGGAGATACTTAGTGCATGGGCATGATGATGTATTGTGGACAGATAGTGTTGAAGATGTGTTGGCTTTTCTACGACATTCGTTAGGTAGGGAATATGATTAAGTTCAGGTCTAAATTTGAAGAGAGGGTAGCTAAAGACTTGAAAGACTTTACATATGAATGTACAACGTTACTATATAACAAACGAACCACTAGGAAGATGGAGTGTTTAGATTGTGGTAGTCAACACGTATTGCAAAAGGCTAAGTATCTTACAGACTTTAGATTGCCTAATGGTATATACATCGAAGTGAAGGGGTGGTTCAAGCCTAGTGACAGAACTAAGATGGAGAGTGTCATTAAGTGTAACCCAGACTTAGATATACGAATGTTGTTTCAAAAAGATGGGTGGACTACCAAGAAGAAAACACAGAAGTATAGTGAGTGGTGTGATAAGCGTAAGATTAAATATGCTATTGGTAAAGTTCCTATTGAATGGGTGAAAGAGGATGAGAAATGTGAATAAGATATGTTACAAATGTGGTGCGGAAGACCCCGAATATGTAGTAGTTGGGTATGGTAGGAATTGTTCTGAGTGTGGAGGTAAAGCTAGTGTGTTAGAAATAACTGAAATGACTGACTTAATAAACGAACTCTACCTTAGAGGTTTACTACCCGAAGGTTTTGTTGAAGACGTAACAGACGAAGAGTATAATGAACTTGAGTTAGACTTTAATAAGGAAGAC